TCAGGGAAAGTCCCCGTCACTCGCTGTGGTCTCCCCTTACGGGGCACCTATGCCGTGAATGTCCCTCCTGGGACACATCGTTGAGAGGTGCGGAGGGTCCTGTGCCCCGATTTGTCAGGCTCTCAAAGTCCTATTGCGTCGTGGCTCGCGCGTCGCGCTCCTGAGCGACTTGCCCTCGTTGCTATTTCCGAGACGTCAGGTTGATCTATCGCGTTTCCTGCGACTGACTTTCACAGTCGGGTGCGACCCGGTATTCTGGTGCAGACGGCTGGGTTTGAACCAGCGCATACCTCCTGGCGCGGTGCTCTGCCTACTGAGCTACGTCTGCATATCCCCGGCATCCGCCGGGGTCAGGAGGAAAGAAAGGATGGATGGAATGAGGATACGGATATAACCCCGCACCCTCATTCTGACACATATTTTTATTCGCTTGCCCCGAATTGGGGGCAAAGACCAATTTTTTTTGCGATACTATAAAGGTTTACTCTCTCGCTCGCCCTCGTCCCATGCAAGCTCATCCAAGCTGACGTGGTAATGATTCGCTATCAGCTTCAACTGGCTGAGAGCCGGTTCGTTCTCCCCGGTTTCATACTTCCGCAGCGTATCATGCCCGATCCCAATCAGCTCCGCTTTCACTCTCATGCTTTTAGCAGGCCGCTCAGATTCTCTCAATTTGCGCAGCCGTTCCGGGAATGTACTCACATAGCCACCTCACATAGCCGAAAATTCTCTACCACGGGGCCGCCCGCCGTTTCCGTCCGCACACTGGCAAACCGGACCTTCGAGTGGATGTAAATTACCTCTCCGCGCCGGAACGGATACAGCTGCTCATACGTCGGGTGCTGCCGTTCCAGCTGGGAAGGTATGGACTTAAATCTGGCCCGAACCACCTGTCCAAGTTTCATGATTCCTCCATTTCCAGCAGCATCACCAAGTCCCAGAACTTCCGCGCATCCAGCCCGGTTTCCGACTTGATTTTGCCCAGCCGATAGATCACGCTGTTGTGATGGATGTCCATTTCCTTCGCTGTTTTCACGCAATTCATGTCATTCTTCGCATAGATGCGCAGGAGCGATATATCTTCCTTCTGCATAGGCACCTCCCATAACGGATCTTTTTCAGATCCTTGTATCTGTCCGGGAATGGGATCAGCTTCGCCTTCCCGTTGATAATCTGCTCAACCGCCTTTTTGCCGCCGCAAGTTGTTCTTTGAAAAAATGAAGCCTGCGCTGTTGATAATTTACAGCAACCAGTTTCATTGACATCCCCCGTTGATCCCTCGCAAAATATCGTTCAGGATTTCAAGATTCAATTCTGCAATGCCCTTGCACCCTTCCAAAGCATCCTGCGCGCACATAACGTCTGGAGACTTTACTGCGTTTTGCGGCTTATCGCCGAATAGTTCTTTTTGAATTTGCGTTATCAGTTCATTGGCTTTTTTTACTTCATCAGACAAAATCATGATCGTCTCCTTCATGCTACCAGTCATGGGAGACACGCAGCATTCTGTTGCACAGCCGTAATTCAAATTATCATTCATTTTCGTTATCCTTTCTCTCGCCGTAGCTGCAAAAACTATCTGGATAAATGTCCATACCGCTGACAGGACAAATCAGAAATCCTTTCTTGTTGAAGGTGGCCGAATCAGCGTGCACACAATCCTTGCACCGTGTAACAAGTTTCGCCCTTCTCCGAAACTTATTGATTGCGGATACCCAAACCAACGCAACGGCATATATCGCCACGCCGAGAACAACTGATACCAGCACAGCACCGCCGACGATCATAAACGCCGCGCCAATGTTCACCATCACGTTATCTATCATTCGCATTGCCCTCCGTCCATCTTTGCTCCGCATACGGGACAATAATTCCAGTTGTTCAGGTGATACTCGCTCTCTGTCAGTGCGCAGCCGCAGTTGGTACACCTGACGGCTGTGGAACCACTCGGGAACGTATATCTTCCGGAATCATCCCACCGACCATGCACCACCGGGGCCACGTCGGCGGCAGAAATGCGAATGACAGCCGCTTTCAGACAGTCAAGCATCCGATTTTGTGCAGGGCTTCGGCATGGGCTGCGCTGCCCCTGCACAGCTCTAAGCACTGCTTCCCGCTCAATGTATTCAGCCATTTTCAACCCTCCTGTTCCACGCTTCCGGCAGTTGGAATAATTCTCCACTCCTCCGGCCTTTTCTGCGCGGCCCTAATTTGTTCCAGTGGCCCGCGTTCCTCACACACAGCGTACTGCTTCCATCGGTAGCTCTGGTACGTGCGGTTTTTAGTCAGCTCCTCGTGGGGGATGTAGAGCGATTTGTACTCAAGGACATACATCGCCGCTTCGCCCCCTCAGCGCTTCTCGCTTAATGTATTCATCCATTGTCAGAAGTCCTCATCACATACGCCACGCAGTTCTCAGGGTCATTCCCACAAAGACATGGCGCATATACGCACGAATCACAAATTGTAAACATCTCAGTTAGTGTCATTGTCAGCCCTCCTGTTTCAGCTCTTGCACAGTCTGGTGGATACGCTTCGCGCAGGCAGGGCATATTTCCCCCACATCCACTATGACATTCACTATGTCCGGGTTGCTGTCGTAGATGCTTGCGTTGCTCTCCACGCAGACCCTATAAGTTTCCTGAAGATTGTGTATTTCTTTTCCGCAAAGATCACAAAAACGCTTCGTCATGTTCTTTCCTCCCTCCCGTAAAATGCCTCCAAGTCATCCTGTGCCTTGTCAACAAAATCGGGGCAAGCCAAGCATTCCGGCAACGGGGCATCCGTCATGGGGTCAACCCATCCGAGGCAGTAGATACGGTCTTTCTTGCCGTCATTCCATTCGTGGGACGGACGCCCTCTCTTGCCCAGCGCACACTTAACCGTTGCCATCCTTCATTGCCTCCAATGCTTTCTTCGCTTCTTCATGGGTGAGAAACACAGTCTTGCCGATTTCCTCTGGATAAAACTCCCATGCTTCGCCGTTTTCGTCAGTCCCCTTCAGGAATACGGTTTTATAGCCGTCATACCATCCGATGCGGTCTGCGTCATCCAAGGAAATTTCCCTGATCGGTTGCTCTACATAGTCTTTGTCAATTCCCCAGAATAAAACTTGATCCCCAAAGACAACCTCGAGCCAATCCTTGCACGGCAGCACCGCCAGCCGACCGGCTCTGTCGGCCTCCATCAGCGCGACAATGCGCTTAAATGTCACGCCCTTACTGATGGCCTCATCCTCAAACGTCTTGTAATTGGCGCACATCGCCGGTTCCAGTTTCGTATCCTCGTAGGCTTTCAGCCGCTCCCATACCTTACGTTGAGAACAAGATCCGTTATATGGGCACGGAAGTTCTTTGCATTGCGCAATGTCGCAGAAATTACCGTCAAAAGTCAGTCTTTCCATCACATTCCCTCCATTCTTAGCTTCACTCGGTAGCATAGTTTTCCGCACCGTTCACAGACTGCGTAATTTGTGTGGTACTTCCCGCCGTGCCGGTCGCTTCGGCGGCGCGACACCTGAACATACGCATACTTGTTCAGTTTGTGCAGACCAATGCGGCAAAAAAGAGGCTTTTTCATAGCTTTACCTCCGGCAGCTTCGGCAGTTGCCTCGGCTCAAAGCGCCACTTTCTGGCGTCATCGCCAATTTTCTGATAAAGCCGTGCTACGGCCAGCATCGGCGTATCTTCGCAAATGTCGAACTGGAAACACTTTTTTTGGCAATTCCAGATCCCCCACTTGATTCCGGAAATCCCGCGCTGATATGTCTCACGCCTCATGGCGTCTCCCTCCACCGGCATCCATCACAGGCCCCCTCATGGGCAGCGTGTAGTTTCCGCATTTCAGGCACAGTTCGTTCCGCAGTGCGTCAATCTCTTTCGCCTGCGCTTCAATCCGGTCGGCTGCGGCAAGCCCCACCGCGTCAACATCGCAGGAGGGCCACTCCGTCAAATTGACTTTTCCCGCCAGATTTTCTGGGACCGGCTCAGTCTTGTAAAACGGGCATTTCTTGCAGTCGCCCATTGGCCCGCCTGCTGTTGAAACGCATCTCAAGGCATTTACGAGTTCTTGATCTCTCAAAAATGGTAGCTCTCCTTCCTCATCCTCCGCGAGCCAGAATGCCTTTCTACACTCAGAGCAAGTTTGCGCAGCGCAGTTAATGCCTGTATCTGAGAACACTTCCATCGGGCAAGCATGGAGGAACCCGTCTATTGTAATTTGCGCGCCGGGGTAATGCTTTAGAAACTCGCTCTGGCGGGTTTTGACGGGGTGCTCTGCGGCCCACTGCTCCACAATGGCAACGGCCTCCTCCGGGTGGGTTCTTTGCCAGACAGGGCAGGTTTCAATCCCGCTACGTACTTTCCTAAACTCGCATTTGAGGCACTCACAGTGGCACATTCTGTCCAATGTTTTCAAATACTCCACAGCATCCATTACTTTTCCTCCTCAATGGTGACCTCCACGTGGGAGGCTCCGGTTGTCTGGTACTTCCACACCGTCAAAACTGCGATTGCGCTATCATCGTTGTAAGCGTGGCCGTTCAGCGCGTCCAGAATGGCTTTCGCCACATTGTCGGCGTCAGGGCGCTTAATGTGGGGCGTGCCGTCCATTGCAGCGGCCTTTTTCTTTGACGTGCTTTTTGGCACCGTAAAGAACGCCGTGATGGTGGCCCTGAGCGGCACACCAGCCGCAAAGCCTTTCCCGCTCTGGCACTGCCAGCACAGGACTACCTTGTTCTCGTAGTTCCGCGTTTTCTGCGGGGTATGTGCGTGGCCGTCCTTCGTGAACCGGGGACGGCCCTTGCCCACCGGAATGCCGGGGACTGTGAATGTAACCTTCATCGCTTTTCTTCCTTTCCGTCAATGATAATGCTGACCACCCGGACGCGGCCCAGAGGCTCCAGCAGCATGGCTACCGCCTCCTTCGTTCCCTGTGCGTCCTCGCCGTAAATATCAACCACGATCCGCATCATTTCCCAGATCACCATCCAATTCCAGGTACGGCTGGAAGGAGCGCATTTTTTTACCGCACCTTGCGCACTTGTAGTTATACATGGCATCGCAGCAGCCTGCTCCATCGTAGCTGTAATCAACGCCGGTGCGTTTCCAGTCATGCTGCTCGCATGGGCAAAGCCGTTCTTCCAGCTCTGCCACTCGGTAACTAAGCCGGACTATTTCTGCTTTCAAGCGCTTATTTCCAAACATTTTTCAATCATCCCCTCCTGAATTTTGGGCAGGCACGGACGCTGAAAGATTTCTCTACAAACTTCCCGCTGACCGTCCGTGTTGTTGGAATTGCATCCCATCCCGGAACCGGTTCAAACCGCGCCGACCACTCGCAGCCGCCGTAAGCGTTGCCACATTCCCAGCAGAGCTGCTTGGACTGGTACTCAACCTTGGGAGCTTTCTTCTGCTTCTTCTCCCGTGGGGGATAGCGGCGGATCAGCTCGTCCAGCCGAAAATTACTTGCCATTAAACACCTCGCATATCTGCCAAAGCGCACCATTCGGAGTAGGTCATCCCCTGCTTTTTCGCTTCGGAGGGGGTGGGGATACCGGCCTCATGCCAGCGCTCGTGCTGTTCACCTGCCTTGGCGTAGAATTTTTCCAGATGTGCGTCGGACGGTTCCGACATGGGGGCCTCCTTCGCTTCGAGTGTTTCCGGTTTGGGCAGGTAGGGAACCAGCTCCGATGGGGTTGGGTAAAAAGGGTTTTCCCGCGCCCGCAAAATAACGGCTCGCTTCGCGTCCTCATAGGCCCACGGCTCCAAGATCATCTGCCATGCCGCCACAGCAACAGAGCCTGTCTGGTTTTTTGCGCTTGGGTAAATCGTTCCGAGCAACGCAAACAGCTTTGTGATATCTTGCTTGTCCATGTACTTCTCCTGATAGTCTTACGTAGTAATACTCTCTCTCGCTAAGATAATATATATATTTATTATTTCTCTGAGAGAGAGAATATTTCTTCTTAGAGGGGGATGTGGGGGGAGACTTTCTTCTTTGTGCACCTGCTATCGTGCTGCGGCTTGCCTTGCATCCGCCCGTCATAGCCATAATGGTACACGCGGCAACGTTGTTGCTTAAAACGGAAGATCCCCATCATCCTCGATCTCGCTGAAACCGCCCTGCGGTTCGCTCTGCACCGTGTCCCCGCCGTCCCGCTTGGAATCGCCAAAGTACACGCTGTCGGCCACAATCTCGGCGCTGCGGCGCTTGTTGCCGTCCTTGTCGGTCCAGTCACGGATCTGCAAACGGCCCTCCACCACGGCCATGCGGCCCTTAGAGAAATACTTGCTTACAAATTCAGCGGTGTTGCGCCATACCACCACATCAATGAAATCCGTTTCCTTTTCGCCGGACAGGGACTTGAAGTCCCGGTCAACAGCCAGAGAGAAGGATGCGACCGCCGTGCCGCTGTTGGTGCGGCGCAATTCAGGGTCACGGGTCATCCGACCCATCACAATAATTCTGTTCAGCATGAAATATCTCCCTTTCTGTAAATCATGTCCTCCCGGTTCCAATCCGGGTAAAATGCTTTCATGTACGCCACCAGCCGCACGTAGATGCGCTCACGATCTCGCAATGGACCCTCGTCAAACAGGCGGTGGCAGCGGGGGCAGAGGGTTGCGATGTTCTGCTCAATTCCTCTGCCGCCCTGCGAACGCCGTACCACATGGGCCACCGGCGCGCCTGCGGGGGACCCGCAGATCACGCACTGGTGATTGTCCCGTGCCCATACCACAACTTTCACGGATTGCGGAATGGACGTCGCCTTTGTCATTTTGTGCATCCCCATTCCTCCATCATCCCCGCCAGCTTCTCCGGAGGCAGGGTCTCGATGTCTTGATCCTGGCAGTCCTGCACCGCCATATCGATCAAATGTGACATTTGCCGGGTGTTGTAGGTGCTGGAGCCGTAATACAAAATCACGTTGGTGCAGCCGGGGATCCTGCTTGCCATGGTATCCGTCTGCCAGCCAAGCCCATTGTGTTCCCACCCGTTCCGCAGCTTTTCCACGGCTGAATCGATCACGCAGACTATTTCATGATTGCCGCCGATCTCCCAAATGTATCTCCGGTAAATATCCGTCTTGGGAATCCGCAGCTTTTCAGCCAGCCGGTCAACCAGAACTCAGAAGTACGCATTCGCATCGAGGCTCCGCTTCTCCCGGTGTTCCTTGATCTCCACGTCATAGGCTTTGCCATCTTTCAGGCTGTCAATCACCTGTCGCGCCTTGTTGGTCTGGATGCACAACCAATCACCGGCGGCATCCATCGTCCAGCGGAACGATGTGGTATTAACCCGCTGCATCGTTGGCCTCCTTGACCTCGGCTACGCACTTCTCGCACAGCGCATGGCCGTACAGCTGTTTCGCTCTCGCCGCCAGACGTGCCGCCTTCACCATTGCCCTGCCGTCGAAATAGTCCATCACCTGACCGCCGCAACGCTCACAGATAACGGTAGCATCGCCCTGCGGGGGAAGTCTGTACCCCGGCTTCTGCTTGGGCGGAATGGCCGCTTTCTGGGGCCGCTGCTGGGGTTCTGTGCTACGGTCATACTTGGTGCTGTCCTTATCCCAGTACACATCCGCGCCAAAGCCAAGCGCCTTGCAGGCCACGGAAATTGCGTCCGTGAGGGCCATCTTAAAGCATTCGTCCGAGGTATACAGCCCGTTCCGCTCGCTTGCTACAAAGGCACTGCCGCCGGTGCCGGGTATAGCTTCCGACCACGCTCCGTCTACCTTGACAAACAGGTCGATGTCCAGAAATGCGGCAACCTCGTTGTTGGCCCCCTGCTCCAACCGCTTGTCCGTGATAACATACTTCCAGCCGATTCCGCAGGGGCCGAACTGCTCCGTCAGCGCCTTGATGCGCCACATGGGGTTGATATCGGTCTTACCCTTCAACCGCCCCGCCTGAATGGACCGCTTGGCGGCCTCCGGCACCTGCCGAACCCGCTCATAAATCCCCAGATTCTCCATGTTCATCCTCCAAATTCAGCGGGCAATACATCCCGCGCCCTTTTGAATCAAGCAGGTATTCGCCCGTTCTCCGGCATTGAAGCCGGGAATAGGTTTCCAGCAAAGGACACAGTGCGCAGCACACATGCCCCTCCGGGAAATTGATATTCACGGTCGCCCGTGTGTAGAATAAACAGCTATTGCCCATTTGCCCTCCTGTAAACTCCATAGGCGATTGTCTCGCCGTCTTTGTTCTTCTTGATGACCGTTTCCTTAGTCAGCTCAACGCCAGCCTTCCGCAGGTCGGAAATCCGCGCTGTAAAGTTGGCGATGCGCAGTTTGCTCATACCCTCCATCGTGGTAATGCTCCCGTGCTTATCCAAATAAGCCAGAATCTTTTCGCACTGCGTCATATCAGTCCTCCGGGATATCAATAACCCCAATACCCATTGCTTCTGCAACCGCCTCCGGGTCTTTATCAAGCTCTTTCAGCAACCATTCCAGTTGCTCCTGCATATCATCCTTGAAGCATCGAGCGCAGTAGACTTCACGGTTGACCACGAATCCCGGAGCCACGTCCACATGCAATTTCGGATTTATAACGGTTGAACATTTTTCGCACACCGGGTAAACCTTTCTTTTCATTTCCACGCATCCCCTCTCTGCCACGCTTTCGTGGCGTTGGATTGCTGGGCGTAACCCGCTGTGATAGCACCGCAGGTGGAACACCGTACATAGTGCTTAAACGGTGCGTCCGTGGACTGCACACGCTCACCACTGTCCATGCCGCACACCGGGCAGAGATCCAGCGGATGGCGCTCATGCCGGTTCTTTCTGTTCATCGCGCGCTCACCACCATATACGCAATGGTGATCAGCAGCAGGGCCAGAAAACTCATAAAGCCCATCCATGCGGAGGCATCCGCCTTCCGCTGCTCTTTGGTGCGCCGTTCATGCTTTCTCATGCGGATTCCCTCCTTCGAGGAAATCTACAACCTTGAATACCCAAGTGGCCGCATACGCCACGCCCAGGATCATAAAAAACAGGTTCCAGCTCATTGTTTGATGTCCCCCTCTTTGGTGTAAACACCGTCAAACTCAAGGCCATGCTCCCTCGACCAGATCTTGCCGAACTCCGTCATGATCTTCACCGGGTCAGGCGGAGACACCCAGATCACCCGGTATTCGATTTTTCGTTTCTTCGCCATTGCCTTTTCCTTTCCCCTGTGCTAAAATAGCCACAGGATACATATCTGAGCCTAAGATTTGTTCCGCCGCCCTGCCCGGTCTGCAACACCGGACGGGGCATTTTTTATACTTCGTCTCATACACTTCTTAGCTGCGCTACTCAATTCCATTGCCGCGCCGCGCCTCACCATTCCTTTGCTGTTCTTAGCGATACGTAACTTCGCTATTCCACCGCTATTCTCATCTAAGCATTTCCTACGCTTTTCCTTGCATTTCTCTTCCTTGGCTTTGCGCTGAATTGCTTCTCTGTGCGTTGCCTTTGCATAGCAAATCACTGCATTTCCGTTGCTACGTCAAGCATTGCTGTGCTACGCCATTCCGCTGCGATTCTGTACCGTTCTGAACTATTCCATTGCATTGCCTTGCGCATCTGTGCATTGCCGTTGCAGCTCAATACCTGTCTATTCCTTTGCGACGCCTATCGCCTCTAAGCCCTCCCGTTGCTTTGCGGAACGAGCCGTGGCCTTTCCATAGCGCCTCTATGCAATGCTATGCCGTTGCTTTGCCACGCTTGGCACTGCTTTTCCGCTGCGTTACTGGAGTTCCTCCCAGGTGAACCGGCCCTTGCCGCTGTTGCGCCACTGACCGATGCCGGAAAAGCGGCCATAGTCCAGCCATTCCCGGACAGCTTTCTCGTGATCGTCGCAGAGGCAGGTCACCCGAAACTCACAGGTAGCGCCTGCGGGGATCTCTTCACTCATGGCAAGGCTGATGCGCTCGCCCTGGGCCGTCTGCGCTCTCAGGGGGCGCTGGCACTCACCAACGGGGCCGTCAAACTCCAGCGGGATCACGCGGGGCTCCGGGAAGATCAGCTTATCAATCTCCTTCTTGTAGGCCTTGATCTTCTCACTGGCCGTGCCCTTGACCTTGCGGAGGCCGCCGCAGGTGTCTTTGAAAAAGCCTTTGATCTGATAGTCATACAGGAACGGGGTACCGTCCTCCGTCCGGGGAAACACCGTCATGGCCTTTTCCGCCACGGCATCAGCGCCCAGCGCGGCAACTTCGTCCTCAATGTTTAACGCATCCGGGGATTTGGAACCGATAAACTCCCGATATACGTCTGGGTTTGCAGGGCTTGTCCCAAGAATGGGTTCCGTAAATGTGATCCGTACCTTAATTTCCTTCATTCCTTTTTCCTCCTGTTATTGCTCACTGCTGGGTTCGAACAGTTCGTTCACCGTCACGCCGTACATCCTCGCCAGCTTCTTGTGGTACTTCCGTGCCGGTCGCCAGTCTCCCAGTTCCCAATGCGTCACACAGGACAAGTCCACATTCAGTTTCTTTGCTACCTGTGCACGGGTCAGGCTGGAACGTTCTCGAAGTTCCTTCAATGCCAAGTCATGTGCCCTCCTTTCGGTGTGAGAAATCATTGACTGCGGCAGAAATATGTGGTATGGTAAGCATGGGAGTTAAACTACGCGCCAAATGGCGTACTCTGTTGCAGAGGGGTATTCCATTTAGCAAACGAGTTCGCTTCCAACCGCTCCGAAGTTTGTTGCAGAGACTTCGGGGCGGTTTTTTATCTCTGCCGCAGTCAATGTGAGTTTTCACTTGACAAACGAAACCGCCGCCGCTATCATGTAAGTGTCAGCCAACAAAATATCGTCTATGGAACCCGCAAAAAGGATTTTTCTTTGGGGGTCTGGTTTTTTGTTGTCTCTATGATAACTCACGAGATTATTATAGCTTACATTTTGTGTGTTGTAAAGCCAAACACGACCATTTTGTTGGTTTTTGTGGAATTGCACAAAAATACATCTATTTTTTGGTAGATATGCTTTTAGACATTGACTTAATTCTTGCGCGGCCTAAAGGGCCGAATAACCCGTATGCCTATTATCCAGAACAGTATGAACAAAATTCATCACAAAGCATTATTGCGGCGAACTACAAATATGATTTAACTCGTTTTTCGCAACATGAAGCGGATGTCGTCAGGAAAGTGCTGTCTATCGTTAAAACAAAGTACCCTGCGGAATTTCAGTCTCTTGGGCTTGTGAACGAGGCGTATGTAATAAAGTACAAGCCCCGATACGTACTTTTTGAAATTGCCGTAACAAAATATAGAAATTCGGCATCGGCTTTTGATAAATTCGCGGTTGCTTATGCGTTTGCGAACAAAGGAGCTGATTTTAGGCTTGCTGCAATCGGAGCGTTTGAAGAAGCAATCGGAAAAATACCATTTACTGTTTTAGATAAATTTGCATCGTTAGACTTTACATTTACATGCAATATGTTTTCCAAGTTATACGAGCAAGAGTGGGAATTTGACAACGCCATATTTTGGTTAAAAAAGGCGATTCGCCGTGGTGGATTAAACAGCAAGTATTTCGCTGAGAGAATCAATAAAATAAAGAAAAGAAAAATTGACGTAATCAGGAACAACAAGCACAAGCGGAATAGACGGATATCTGTTGAAAACGAAAAGTTTGAGCATGACGTACACGCTGCTGCATTACGATTTATTCAGGAGTAGATATGCCAAAAAGAGATACAGTCCAACCAAACGTAGATTCGATAGCAGAAAAAGTTTCGGCTAAAAGCTGGAGCGAAGCATCATTTTCGAAAATGATCGGGAAACACAAGAGGTGGTTAAGTGAAGTAAGGCGTGGGAAAAATCTCCCATCCCCAGAAGAAGCCGCACGGATATGTCAGCTTCTTAAAGCTACTCCCGACGAAATTTTGTTGCGCGAGGGGGAAACCCCAGAAGCAACCGCAAAGTGCTTAGAGAATATTGAGACGGTGCGGAAACTGGTCGAGGCTGAGGGCATAAAAGAAACCCCCGATCCGAAGATCGAGGGTGTGGACGATAAAATCGCGCAGTTTATCCGCTCCGCATCTGCGGATGAATTAACTGAGATTTCACGCTATATTGAATATCTGGAAAGCAAGAGGGATAAGACATGAAACTCGACCCTGACTGCGTCCGAGATTTAATGCTGTTTTGCGAAGATAATACTTACATCAAAACAGAAGAAGTCGGCAATTATACTTGCGCAAGTTATCATGTTTTATATATTGATTCAATGAGGCTCGTCCCGCCACTGAACAAATACGATACAGGGGCTTTGATTTATCACATCATTCAGCTTTCGGAGAGTGGGTATCTGGCAACAGATTTCCATTTTGATCCCATTACAAACTTCCATCACAACAGTCTGCCGTCTATTTACTATGTCACGCCAAAGGGGCATGAATTTATCGCGGCAATCGAAGGAAAAACGCAATGGGAAAAAACATCAAAATTGCTGCGGTCATTTGGCTCCGTGTCTTTAACAGTGATTGAAACAATCTCAAAAGGGATTGCATCAGCGGCTATTGAACAAATAATAGCGCCAAAGGCGTGACATCACAGCCCCCGTTTTCCTCATTGACCTTTACGGGCGTTGCGCGAAACGGGATGCTTTGCGCGGAAATCTGATTGCTTGCCTTGATCGCACGATCTAAGCAAAAGGGGAGATATTCCGCGCTGTCCGCGGAAAGCCCGCAGGCCGAAATGGCGTCCATGCACCGATTTACCGCGTCAACCATTTTGGAGTCGATGTACCATAACTTAGCGGCCTCTTTCATTTTTCTCTTCCCCCTCAATAAGTTTCAAAAGCTCAAGCTTTGCTTCATACGGAAGCGCCAGCGCGGCGCATACCAGTTTTTCGCGCAGTATTTCAACATCTGCTCTGTTTATTGTATCACATTTCGCGTCATTATACAACATCTTGCGTCCCTCCCAATAATTATAGTAACGGGGCTATATGTCGATTATTGCACTTTGTGCAGTCGAAAATATAAGAAAATGGAGAGTTAAGATGAAAAAGTTTTTGCTTATCGCGCTGTCTTCAGTTCTCGCGCTCGGCATGTTAACCGCCTGCGGGGAAACGAATCAGGCCGAGCCAGAAAACGAGCCGGTAACTCCACCCGATCTCGTTGGAGAGTGGAAGCAGACAAACAGCAATGCAGATGACGCATGGCAGGCCGCTACTATTGCCGGAGATGCCATTGAGGTGTATTGGGTATCTGATAACGGAGAAACCAAAGCCCTCTATTGGGCCGGTTCTTTCGATGCCCCTACCACGGCGGATGAGCCGTACACCTGGGAATCGGAAAATGATAAAGATCAGACCGATATGGCAATTCTCGCCAGCGGCGATGACACAAAGACGTTTACCTATCAGGACGGCGTAATCAGTTACGAAGTGTCTGCCATGGGAGTTACGCAGACCGTAAAACTTGAGAAGCAATAAGTAACTAAAGGCCCCGCCGCCCTCTGCAACAAACGGCGGGGCCGGAGGGCAAGCCTTGGGGGGATTGGCTTGCCGTGATGCAACCATAGCAAAAATTGATTGGGCAACGCAATAACCAAATGTGGGAAACCGGCAGTATACTGCCAAACGAAATTGTGTACTATCGCTGCCCATATCTTATAAATTTAATACAGGAGGCCGATTTTTTGACGATCCAAGACTTATGCCGCGAAAAAAGAGCCGCCCTCAACATGACGGCCCAGGACATTGCCGATGCTTCCGGCGTCCCCCTCTCCACCGTTAATAATTTCTTCGCCCATGCGTCCAAATCCCCGGCCCTTTATACCACAGCTGGTATCTGTGCGGCACTGGGGGTGTCTTTGGACGCATTTTTTGGTATTGGCGATCACTGTACCGCCACGGAAGAAACCTTGCAGGCGGAAAAAGATGGGCTGGAACACCGCCTTGAAAATAAGCGGAAGACCATCGGCCTGATGGAGGCGGAACTGAATAACCTACGTCATTCCGTAAAACTATACAGGTGGATCATGCTCGGTTTGTCGCTATTGATCGTCGGTCTCTTCGTCTGGTGCGTGTGGGTAGATATTCACTGCGCCAATTACGGATTTTGGAGGGGATAGTATGAGAGCCGCACTATATATCCGCGTCTCGACGGAAGAACAGGCGCGGCACGGCCTGTCATTGGGGGATCAGCGGGAATCCTTGTTGGCATATGCCGCAGACAACGGTATGGAGGTTGTCGGCGTATACGAGGATGCTGGAATATCCGCAAGAAAACCATACAAGCGGCGACCAGCACTTCTGCGTTTATTGGAAGATTGCAAGGATGGGAAGATCGACACAATTTTATTTGTCAAGCTGGACCGTTGGTTCCGCAGCGTAGCCGGATACTACGCCGTGCAGGAAGAATTAGACCGCTGCCACGTCACATGGCAGGCCACGCGGGAAGATTACGAAACTCGCACGGCATCCGGGCGGCTAAAGGTGAATATCATGCTGTCGGTAGCGCAGGACGAAGCTGACCGCACCAGCGAGCGAATCAAGGCCATTAACGAAGGCAAGCGATTGAAGGGCCAGCCTACCACATGGAGAACACCCATCGGTATCTGCGTGAAAGACCGGCACTACGCCATAGATGAAGAAACCGCAGATGCGGCGCGAGATATGTTCCCTGCCTTTATACGGCTACAAAGCATCCTTGCACTAAGGCGGTATATGGCAACGGAGTGGGGGATCAAACGCTCGTACAACAAATACAAGGATGCGTTGTCGAATCGATTGTACTTAGGTGAGGCGTTCGGTGTGGAAAACGTATTGCCAGCGCTTGTCGATCAAGAAACCTTTAACCTTGCCGGGAGAATCCTGGAACAGCGAAGCCAGCGGAACGCCAGTGCGGACCGGATATATTTGTTTACCGGGATTCTCCGCTGCCGGGAGTGTGGGAGAAACATGCAGCCGGAGACTGTAAAACAAGTGTACAAGTACTACCGATGCAGAACGCACACACTTGACCCAGCCGACTGTCCGCACATTCTCAGGATCCGGGAAGATGTGCTGGAGGATTACCTTCTGCGGGAATTTGAGGGGATCGCAAAAAAGTATTACTCCAAATCAAAAACCGCAGAAAAAAAGCCGCCCAAAACGGCGGAGCAAATCAAGCGGAAAATGCAAAAACTAAAAGACCTGTATCTGTCGGATTTGATTGAAATCGAAGAATACAAAAAAGACTATACGGACTTGAAACAGCAGCTCGCGGCAATAAACCCAGAGCCTATAAAAGAATTTGATCTCGAAACCTTACGGCGGGAATTGAAGGAATATCCTGATTTAGACCGGCAGGCAAAGAAAGAATTCTGGGTACGCACGATCCAGCGCATCGACGCAGACAATGACGGTGCGTTTTTTGTAACGCCTAGTTAGTCTTATTTTCATGTCACAACGCCTACGTCAAAATATAACTAACCCCCCGGCATTTGCCGAGGGGGTTAAGTTTAGCTTTCCAATTTCCGCATGACGCTATTATAAACCCGCTCGTTGACCACTTTCAAGCTGTCCATCAGCTCGTCCATGACCTCCCACGCACGGGCTGGGTCAACGTTAGACACCGCCCGGAGGAAATCGCTGTCCGGTGCGGGAACCGCAGAATACGCCTCAACCATACGGTTTTCCCTCACCGGCTCTCGGTTCTGGTTTTGGATGGTATACAGCGCCGCCAGCTTTTCATAGTTTGCCCAGCTGGATTCTTCCGTCTCTAACCGCTTGATCCATAGCGCCACTTCTCGCTCGTCAATCATTGGGGCCTACCCCCTTTAGTCCTCCATCATGTCCATTGCACGGCGCAGGGCGTCCTTGATGCGATCATCGTCGGTTTCCCGCATCATATCGTTGATCTGATCGCGCAGATGCTCAGTTGCGTCCGTGCGGCTGTAATGACCACGGACATAATGCCGACGGGCATAGGAGTTGCCACGGCTGTAGCCGCGTAGATCATCGTCCAGATAGCGGCCAGAATAGCCGCGCTCGTCCATCGCATCGATCTTGTCGATGTTCTTGATGGTATCGGTCAGCTTGTGGGCAATGTCCAGATCCCCGGCGCCCAGCTCGCCCTTGCGGATCAGCTCGTCAAGTTCCTTGCAGAGCATATCCCGCAGTTCATACATAGATTTCATTCCCATTGTGTTCTCCTTTCTCAGCAAACTCTGGTAATGATAAGGTTCGCGTTGCTCACGTCAATGTCCTCGCCACTAACGTTGCGGATGGACAGCGACGCGCAGCAGCCCTTTGTAACGTCAACGTACTCGGACGCCGCCACGTTGAAAAATGCCCCCGCAACCGTGGGCGTCACCGTCGCAACGGAGGACGGGAGCGGCTCACCGTCAACCGCAATGGCAACGGAGATGGGGCCGGGGGTCCCGCCGGTGCTTACGGCAATATTGCCGATAAAGTCCACCTTATAGCGGACGCGGCACTGGGAGCAGTTACCACGGAGGTTAAACAGACCGGAGCCTGCGCGGTGCGCCACAAGGCCCTTGGTGCAGGGGATCGGTGCCTCGGTAAAAAGCACGTTCTGGTTTGCCGCTACAGTTTGCGCGGCAACAGCAGTGTATTCAGGCATAAAAAACTCCTTTCATAAAATCAGCGGCAGGGCTACTGCCCCGCCGCTTTGTCATCAGTATCGACACGGGGCCGATCATTTCCCCAGCATGGGGGAAAAGCTACGCTATGCAGTTGTCAGCAACCGCATCCGGCAAACTGGTTGCAGCAATAGGGGTTCTGCACCGTGTAGGCCGGAATGGGAGAAGGGCGCAGCTGGGACACCAGATAGCTGTTCTGCGCCGCCTGAGATGCGGCCAGCTTCAAGCCCTGATTCTCGCTCTGGAGATCCTGCAGCTTGCTCTGGGTCAGGAAGTCCAGGATCGCGCGGCTGTTGCTGTTGGCATTGTCGATAATGTCCCGAGTGGCGTTCTGCACCGTGTTCCGGGTATCGCAAGCCTGAGCGGCCATGTCATAGCGCACGCCCTCGATGCTGCGCTGGGTGTTGCAGCAGCACTCAGCGGCCTGCATCTGCATGGCAGTCAACTGTTGCATGAGAGCCGCCTGCTGGTTACTGCGGGAAAGCTCAGCCTGCGCAAAGCCGTTGGCCATCGCCATGTTGGTGCCGTTGACAAGCTGCGCCTGCTGGTAAAATCCGTCGCAAAGACCCTGATTTACACTGTCGATCTTGCGCTCGACATTGGCAAAATCAGAGGTCAGGACATAACCGTCCATCACGCCGTTGCCGCCGCCACCGAAACCGAAGCCGTTACCCCAGCCGCCGAACGCAGCGAAAATGAGGAACAGCACGATCCACCATGCGCCATCGCCGCCCCAGCCGAAGCCGTTACCGTTTCCGGTGTTGGCAGGAGCCACAGGCATAGTCAGCATGGTGCCGTCAGAGGAAAGAGACATAGTATCACTCCTTTTGAAAAAATATTTATATCAAACCGTGGCCACGATTTTGATTACTTGAAAAGCCCCTGAAATTGGTTTGCCATTGACTGTATCTTGTTCAACTGATCTTGTGAGATTTTGCCGCTTTGCAGCATCTTCTCCACTTCCGCTTTTGGGTCGCCTTTAAAACTTGCCTTGAACTGCTTGAACTGCTGTAAAAGCTGAGGAAAGCCGCTCATCGACCCCGGCATCTGTCCGCCACCTAACGCATTGAAAAACGGATTGTTACTCATCGTCCTCTTCCTCCTCTACCTTGCGCTTCTTCTTGCCCTTCAATTCGCCCACAAGCGCCGCTAGTGCGTCGAATTCTTTTCTGGTGACAAACTCCACGCCCTTTTCCTGCGTGGCTGTACGGGGCGTTTCTGTGCGTTCTACGAGGTCATAAATCGTGAGGGACGGTTTACCGCTGGCATCCGCCTTCTTGAGGTACACCGTAGGCGCGGAGCTGTCCCACAAAGCCACGGCGGCATTGGGCGCAATCATCCAGTTCCGGGCCTCCTGTTCGCCGCTGACCCACTGCACACCGCTCTGCGCCACCGGATTCTGAGGGGGCTGTGGTGCCATCATTGGAGGCATCTGCTGTTGACGGAGTTGTGCCAGATTATCCGGCATGGGCTGTGCATAATAAGGGTTTTGCCATCCGTAAGGTGTGTAAGCCATTTTAGTCATCCTCCTTGACCCAGTAATACAAGATGTTCTCGTTGCTGCTGTCCCAGCTGTCCCAGATCATGCCGTCGCAGACGCAGACCACATGGCCGGATAGCGCCAGAATATAGGTGCCTTTTGGGTGGTCCTCCGCAAATTGCCCAACCGTGTAGCAGTCTGGGCAAGTGTCCGGCACGATGTACCGCCGATATCCGATGCTGCGGAGATACCTCCCCCAACAAGCGTTTGCCGACGGCATATCCCCATCCAGATACCCTTGGATACAGAGCCGCAAATAAATTTCGCCCCAATCCTTGCCGGTAGCCTTGACGATTGCCCGCACGGTACAGTCCCCCACATTTTTCCCGCAGGGGTTGGGGTTGAAATGGTTATACATACTCCCTCCGGTCATCGTATAAAAGCTCAATCATGCGCACACAGCGTTCCAGCTCCGCCGGATCGGTCTGTGCAACAATATCTCGCGCCAACTCCGCCGGATACCCGCAGGCCAAAAGCCGCTCGTACATTGTGTGCGCCTCCTTTACACTTCTATGATACAAAAAATCCGGACAGCCAAACTGCCCGGAAACTGCCTGTATTCTGCCCTCAAAATGCCCTAAAAATATTTTGACTTTTTTGCTTTTCTCCCTTGACACACCACCAAATTGGTGGTATTATAATAACAACAAGAGGGGCACAGCCCAGGAGGAAAATAAAATGAAAATTACTGATGGAAAAAAGACCGTAGAGATCAAGATCCAGCGCTGGAATGGTTCCGGATACGATCCGGACTGGAGCCGCGATTATTTTACCGCCGGTTCCCTGCCCTATGATGAGGAAACTGATACTTATACCGTTGAGGATGTTGATTATTGCATCGAAATGGCCAACAACAGCACCTGCGAAGATGGCGCTTGCATCAAATATGACGAGGACGGAGTCCTTGTCCCTGACGAAGATATGTTCGTTTTTGTTGATGAGCTGAATTAAGGAGGATATACCATGACTGATAAACAGTTCAGCACCCTCTTTTCCGGTGCACTTGCCGACCAAGACCGGGACATGTATGTATCAGACTGGGCGCTATCTGACATCTGGGGGGATCCGGAAGGCGCTGACATCCCGGATGATCGGATCCAGTCCTTGGGAGCGTTGTGGGATGTGGCTCATATTACGATCCGCGAGATCAGAGCAGCCACCGGCTTGTCTCAGGTTGCTTTTGCCCAGCGCTTCTGTATCCCGCGCCGGACGGTGGAAAATTGGGAATCTGGGGCAAGCGCTTGCCCGGACTATTTGCGGATTTTGCTGGCGCAAGCCGTAGGGCTATACACGCGGGGCTAAAATATGCGGCTCAAGGCGTGCGTAAAATGCGGGAAGTTTTTTCCCGCCATCAAAGTTGAGCAGCGTGTATGTGCGGAGTGTTTTGCGGCAGAGAGATCTACCACCATACGCCCACGGACTTGTCGCGAGTGTGGCGCGACCTTTGACGGTGGCCCTCGGGCTTGGTACTGCCCCAGTTGCCGGGCCATCCGCAAAAAAGAGTCAGCTGCACGATGCCACAAAAGTGGAACAATCCGGCCTCTTGGCAGTATTGACCATTGTACGATCTGCGGGAAAGAGTATATTGTCAATTCGGCGCGCCAGCGGTACTGCAAAGACTGTGCCCCGGGAGCATATCGTCAGGCGGACCGCGAGGCATCCAAAAAATGGAACGAGGAAAATAATTATTATGAGCTGCGGGCACAGAAGCCGCGAAGAGGTCAAAAAGTCTGCGTGATCTGTGGAAAACCGATTTCCCCCGGAACCCCTCGAATCACATGCTCTGAGGAGTGTAACAGGCTCCGGATAAAATGGCATCAGGAGCGCACCCAAATCAGACAAGGAACCCGGAAAGCGCCTACCACAGTCAACCGCTTGGACAAGGATTTTATGGCGCAGCGCAAGAAAAAGCGGGAAGAAAAATAGAAAAAGCCGTGTCCGATTCGGACACGGCTTCTCTCTATCCCTGCATATCATCCGCGATCTTGGCGTAGGCCCTTCGCCGGATTTTGGCTAACCCGTCCACGCTGACGTGGAGCCGCTCCGCCGTTTGGAGGCAGCTCTGGCCGTGAACATCCACCGCCAGCACCGCTGTTTCCTCATCAGGCGGAAGCCCTACCAGCCGGACGGCCTGCACCGCCCGGGCCGGGGCCATGGATGACAACAGCGCCCGGATCTCTCGGTTTGTTTTTTCCATGGGTTCCCCAGACTTGCAGAGCGCTAAAAAGCGTGGATGTTGCCATCTTCTGGCCCTCCTTTCGGTTTTATCCTTTCCAGTCAGCCTTGGCCTCTCTCACGTCGATATGACAAAAGCTGTCATAAACCCCCACGCCGCCCCAGTCGGGCATGAGCTGTCGGGCGTAGGCCGCCACCGCTGCCGGGGTCTGGCCACGCACGGAAATGTCAGCCGCCATGCCATAGCAGTGCTGGCTGTGAGCCACGCCGCCCACCCTGGCATTGTACTGCGGCGTCCGGTAGGCGCTGTGGATGACCACCGGAGCGCAAAAATGGGAGCGGATGGTTTCCAGCACCATCACCAGCCGGGGAGCCACCAAAACAGCGTCAGATCCGTCTCCACACGCAAACTCCCGCACCTTAAAATGGGCGGAGAGCTGCTTGCCCCCGGAGGCGGCTTTGCTGTAAGCGTGGATCTCAACCATGGTTATCCCTCCAGATCTGATACAGCGCCCGGACCATGTCGGCGCGGGTCACGGTCTCCCCGGCGTTGGCGTCCGTCAGCAGGCCGTGAGCCTTGCCCCATACGAGGGCTTGATCTTCCGCCTTGACCGCCGACCGCTCCCAAAACAGCAGCAGCGTGGGCACCTTCCGGCTGCTGACCACCTTCCCGCCGGGGAAAATGCCCTGCGTGGAGCCGCCGCCGTCCAGCATGAGGGCATCCACTACGCCAAGCCCCAGCAGCTTGTTTTGGAGCTGCTCACGGGTCAGGCTGGTCTTGTCACACCACAGCACCACCTTGCCGTTGGCCAGCCAGCCCACCGCCGTCCGGGCGGCAGGCCGGGCCACGTCCGGCGTCAGCTCCCGGTACAGCTTGGAGCCACCCTTGAGGATCGGGACGCCGGAGAGGAAGGACCCTCCCCGATCCGTCAGCATCTGCGGCTTGCCGTCACTGCCAATGGACACGCCCCAGTCCTGGTATTTGTCCCGGCTGATGATCTTGCCGTCGATCACCGTCCAGCCCACCGGCTGAAACTTGCCGTTGAACAGGTATCCGTTGATGATGTGGGTGCAGCCGGTCTTGGCCTTGATCTGCGCCGAGGTCAGCTTGGCGGTGTTGTGGTAGATCTGCGCTCTGGCGCAGTCAAACGTATCAACCATGGCGCACGCGGGAAGCCTTGATGAAGTAGCCGTCCTCGTCATAAGTCACCTCATAGGTGGCTCCGACGATCCGCTGGGTCTGGACGGTGCCCGCCAGATCCTCCCGGCGTCGGGTATCCAGCATCTGGGGAAGGACCTCCGGCTCCTTCTCGGCGGGAATGAAGCCCTCCCGCATTTCGTCCTCAGTCCAGTTGGCCACGCCGCCGTCGGGATTCAGGTGGAAGTTGGCCCCCGCCGCTTTCAGTTCGGCGTTGATAGCCTCCACGGGCGCGCCCTGCTTCTTGCCCTCGTTGATAATGTTCTCGTAGATCTTTTCCATGGTATGTACCCCTTTCAAATTTTCGGTTGACTTTTCAACCGGTTTCAACTGTTCTTGTCCTCGTTGACCCGCTGAGTGCCGAAGTAGAAGCCGATAACCACCGTGAAGATGGTCAGGAACTCCGTCCCGGAAATGTCACCCCGCAGGGCCAGCACCGCGAAGATCACCGTTAGGGTGATGGTCACCAGCGATTTCACCGCCAGCAGATTGCCCAGCCGTTTCTTGATGTTTTCCATGTTTTGCTCCTTTCACTCTTTCCGGATCGGGAGTTCCCCAACCTCGGACATAATGATTTTCAGGTGTCCGTTGCCGCCAAGGGATTTGTACGCCTGGTGCATCTCGTCCAGCGTCTCTCTATCCGACAGGCTGATGCTGCCGTCGGAGATGTACTTCTGGCCCAGATAGCGCACCCGGTCGATCAGCAGCACTTTCAGCGCGTCCACGATGGCGTCCCGCTTGTCGTCCTTGGTCCATTTCCGCTGGAGGATCGCGAGGATGATGGCGGTCACGCCGGAGCCGGTGGCGGCAGTTAATACAATTTGTAGAATTTCCATTCTACACCCCCTTAAAAAGTTGCAGTTTTTAGGGCAGTTCCGACTTGCTTTCGTGCAAGTCAAAAGTCCGACTTGGTTTCGTGCAGATTAAAATTCGGGCCATTGCCGCTCGCAAAGCGGGCACACTTGACGGCCTTCGGGGATGATCGCCCCACAGCAAATACAGTATTCCATAAACTCATCTAACAAACGCATTTCCTTGGATAATTGCGCCACCAGTATTCCGGGTGTTATAGGAGCCTCCTATTTTCAGAGGCATATCATCCGAAAGCATTACCAAACCGCCCCAATAGGTATACACGCCGATATTGTTGCCGCTATAATCTGTTTCTTTTCCACCCGCAATGCCAATAAACCCACTCCGGAAGGTATTGAGCACAATATCCAAATTGTGAAATGCACAGCTCAATAGCGTCACAGATCCCTGCTCAAGAGTGGTAACGCCTCTACCAATTTTCTCTCCGCTTGATGAAACGTAACCGGTCACAGAACATTCTTGAGCCTTGACCGTACTCCCGGAACAAATAATACAAGCGTTGGTTCTTGGCGATTCTGCGTTAAGTTCCCATTTCAGCTTTTCCATATTTACAGGAACATGGCAATTAGTAATTTCTATGTTTTTTGTGAAAACACAATCGCCCAAATTGGCTGCACGGAGAATGATGCTTCCGCAACCGTAGAAGTCTTTTATATAAACGATCTGTGAATGCGTTCCGCTGAGAGTGATAACATGATTCTCAGTCAGCAGGCGGGGGAGGGCGTCAAGGTATGCCTGCAATTCCGATGCGCTCAGGCTTTTAGACACGCTCCCTATATTTTTTGTGCTGATTGCATCCACACCAATATTGGCTTGCGCCTGCGCCTTCTGCTCGTCGGTGAGGCTCTGGGCCGCATCGTAGCGGACAAAGTTGCTGGAACCGCCCACGGGGCCTTCCGGGCCTTGCTTTCCCTCCGGCCCCTGCTTGCCTTCAGGGCCTTGGATGCCCTGCTTGCCCTGCGGGCCTTGCAGGTTGCCGTTGGCCACCCATTTGCCGTGGACGGAATCCCAGATGTAGATGTTGTACGGAGGTGCGGTACCCACGCCGTACACGTCACCGGCCTTGGGATTGGGGACGGCGGCCTTGAGGGCGTCCAGCGTATCAAAATAGCCAAGAATGGCGAAGCTGGAACCGGCCTCGCCGGGATCGCCCTGGTCGCCCTTTTTGCCGGGAGGGCCAATGGGGCCTTTGATAGACGTCAGGGTGGTCAGCGTGAAGGCGTACACCCAGTTGGCCGTGCCTTTAATGTACACCTTGCCGTAGTCCGCGGAGGACGTGCTGTCCGGCAGGATCAGGACGAACTGGCCGCGCTGGACGTCCGTACCGGTGAAGTCCTGGTTCATTTCGGTTACGCTCTTGTACTCCTTGGTGATGCCCACCGGCACACCGGCGGAGGCCAGCCGCGCGTCGATCTCCTCGCCGGAGTAGGCGGATGTGTAATAGTCTTGCAGCTTGGCGAAGATCTCCTCCAAAACTGCGATTCTCTGTTCAAGCGTCATTGGAATCACCTCACACGATGAAAAGTTTGTTCAGACGGTCGAAAAACAATCCGCCGCCACGCTGGACCAACGGCCCGGCTTTTGCTTGCCCGAATTTGCGGTAGTACAAAATAACACAGCCGTCCGCGCTTGGGCCGCCTGGGCCGCCTAAACCGCCGGACCCGGGTGTGCCGGGGGTAATGGTGCCGTTTCCGTTCTTCACGGCAATGCCGCCGGATCCGGCGCCGCCGCCTCCGTAGCCGCCACGTCCGCCCCTGCCGTACCGCTTCGGCTTGGAGGGGATAAGCGTGGCCGTCATGCCGTCCGCACCGGGGCCGCCGGTCACATCAACGGTTGTCTCGCCCGGCAGGCCGCGTCCGGAGGATCCGGCTTTTCCGTTGGCTCCCGCCGCCGGGCCGCCGCCCAGACCGGAGCTGTACCAGCCGAAACTGCGCGGGGTGCTTGTTGATGCGATTCTGGTCATGCTGACTTTTCCCTCGCTGCCAGCCACAGGGCCGGGGGTAAAAGCGTTCCCGTCCTCGTCATAAGCAATCGTGCCATTGACATATTGCTGGACGCTATCATCTGTGTACTCACTCACAGACGGATCACGTCCGGCGCCGTCGCCGCCGGGGAGGCCGTCCTCACCGACGCCGCCGAACTGCTCCCCGGTGATGGGATCCGTGAAGCCCCAATCGGGGGCAGACGCGCCCGCCGTAGTCATGCCGTGGAACACCGTATCCGTGCCGTCCGTACCGGGGAGATCGTCCGGGCTGAATTCGGCGCCCTTGCCGCTTTTCCCGCAGGCATAGGCAAGGCTTTTCAGCTGGGACACGTCGAGATCACCCTCAACGATCCTTCCGCCCTTGCCGCCCTTGCCGCCGGGACCGCCCTTGCCACCCAGCGCCAACGCGTAGCCGTCTACCCGATCCTCAAAAACCGGGTTTGTCCACGAGAACTTAGGCCCCGATTGGGTATCCTCGCCCTTTTCGCCGCAGCGCCCGCCCTGCCCGGCGGAGATCATCACATAGTGGATCGTTGTGGTGCCTTCCGGGATCTGGAACTCGCCGGAGCCGGTGAGGACTACCCGCTCGTCCAGATACTCCGCCGCCTCCGGCTGCGCCGGGGTGAAGCCGACCAATGCATCCATGCTGCTTTTAAGTGTCGCGCTCATGGTGGTGTCGAGGGACTGGATACACGCAGAAACCATCTTCTTATCGTAAGGGTGATACACGCTTACCACGTGGCCCGGTTTCTCATGTCCACTCACAATGTCATTGGTGATAGTTTCGCGGCATCGGTAATAGTCTGCAAGGCGCTTCGCCACGGCGTAGGAATTCACCAGAGATACCAGTGTGGCATCTGTAACTGATTTGATGTTTTCCACAGCGCCAGCCGTCACAAGCTGCGTGATTAGGCGGGTGTTGTGGATATACGCCTTGCCAGTCAGTGCGCCAGCGCCAGCGGAGATCTTGGCGTAGTTCGCGCCGCTTTCCAAGATTGTGAAGCCAGTCGCAGAGAGGGAGTGCATCGGTTCGGAGAATGTGATGATATCGCCATTCTGCGCCGTGCCGGAGAATAGCTCCTTTACCTCCGTTCCCGCAACGTATTGATGCTCCGTTACCGTCACGGCAGAGATGGGTGAATCGTATTTCACGGTTCCCCCGGTGTAAGATCGGTCGACATCAATCAACGATGCCGTACCGTCCCACAAGGGTTCAATTCTCAAAACACCGTTCAGGTCTGTGCGGAGATAGGCCCCAATGGCGAAAAGCACTTGTGAGAGGTTGTCTCGTGCAGAGCGTTCTTTCCCATCCGCATAAGGAAGCCAGCCGTAAAGTTTAACTCCGGAATATACACTTTTTATCAGCGAAGGGATGTTGCCGCAGATTTCTTTTACAACATCTTCCACGGTCTGGCCTGTGTAAATGCCGCCAGTATGCACCATTCCGGTAAGTGCGCCCATAGGGGACCGCCCGGTAAGCTGAAAAGTGACAGGACCAATACGAGAAACGCCGCTACTTACAAATCTTGCTTTGATTTCACCGCCTCTGTAAACAATGATGGGGGTGTTATTGGGGAGTGCAGAAAGCTGTGCGCCTATTGTTGTGGTGCAAACTTCTACGCTGACCGTATCGAACGAAAGGCTGCTTTCATCCAATGCAACTTCTTGAAAAGATGAGCAGTAGTCTAACCGCATATCGGCCTTAGACGCATCCCGGTCAAACTGGTAGGGGCCGATCATGATATAATCCATACGCCCTCCTTACCGCGTGATTTGCGGTGCGATTGGGATGAAATGGATTTCAATTTCTCCCCAATAATTGATCCCGTTTTCAACCTTTTCAATATCGTGCGATGCGCTGGTGTAGTACGCACGATAGGAAATAGTTGTGTTGCCGTCCGCAGCTTCAAGCAAAACGGAATCGTCAATGGAATGGGCTTTGAGATAATTCCAGAACGCATCGTAGCTTCTGTAATCGTCCCCTCTGCGGAAAACGGTCACCTTATGCCCGATGTACGTCCCCAGAACATCGCGGATCATCCGGCCTGTGTCTTTCGATCTCCCAGCGTTCTCCCCATCGAGAACGTTGAAATTTTCGTTGTACTTGGAGATCGCGACATTCACATCAAATGAAGTCCCGTTAATTTTGATGTAATTCATACCCACCGCCTTTAGGTCACTTTAATGCCGACGCGCTGCGTCTGGTCTTTGTTCAGCTTGAAGATAATGCGGCCCAATTCCTGTTCGCCGATCTTAAGGATCGCTGTCTGGTTGCCTCCACCATACTGAGCCATGCCACGGGCCACCGCTGCCTCGATAGCAGATTCAGGGGCTTCAATGTTGTTCCCCTGCTTCTGGTCACCCAGCACTGCCAAAAACTCACGGTTCGGTGGAATGACCGCGCCGGTTGCCAAACGCGGAACGGATGAGGGGGCAATTGCAGGCATAGCGGAACGTGCCGCCGGGTTTCCACCGGAAACAGATTTCGTAGAATTAAACCCGCCTGCTTTTGCAGCTATACCAACGCCAAGCAGCGCCGCACCAGCTAAAAGCATTGGAACATCCAGCGTCATAGCGCCAATAGCCACAAGAGCGATACCCAGCAAAAGCATTGCCGTAGACACCCATCCGGAAACTTCATTCAGATGCAAGGTTTCAACCCAGCTCTGAAATTTGTTTGTGGTTGTGCCTATCGCAAAACCGCTCACGAGCAAAGCAGCACCAGCCAAAAGCATAAAGATATTCGTGGTCATTGCGCCAAATGCAATAAGGGCAATTCCTGCAAGCATAAGGGCAACAGATACCCAGCCAACAACCTTATTCAAACCGAGTGTTTCAACCCAGTTCTTGAGGTGGCCCTCATTTATTGCTGCAGTTATTCCCATGCCAAGGATGCCAAGCCCAACTGCCAAAAGAATCGGGTTGGCCTTAGCCGCCGCAAATGCGACCAATGCAATACCGCCAAGAAGAAGCGCAACAGATATCCACTGTGCAACGGAGGTCAGCTTTAACTTCTCCCACCATGCCTCAAGCCTTTCTTGCCCAATGACTTCTGCCGCAATGCCAAACCCTAATAGCGCCACACCTGCAAGTACGATCACAATGTTTCCCATTGCCGCGCCGATGGCAATCATAGCGATTCCGGCGATTTGCATAGCTGCTGTCACATATTCAAAAGCCGAATCTAATTTGAGCGCACTCGCCCAGTCTGTAAACGTTCCGCTTTTTACGCCAACATAAATGCCAGTAGCTATTAAAGCAATTCCGGCAACTACCATTAGAATATTACCGGTAGCCGCACCAATGGCGATTAACGCAAAGCCAGCGATCAACAATGCTGCCGTAATAAAAGATGCAGCGCGATTAAGCCCAAGCGTTTCTGCCCAATCATCCATCATGCCGCTGTTTTTTGCATAAAGAACGGCAAGGCCAATCAGCAAAAGTCCAGCAATCACAAGAAGGATGTTTCCCGTTGCCGCTCCGATTGCGACCATTGCAATGCCAGCAAGGATTACAGCCGTCACAATAAATTCCGCAACATTATTGAGGCCAAGTGTATCCACCCAGGATTGCAAAACCCCGGTTTCCTCTGCGACAAAAAGCCCAGCGCCAATGAGAAGCAATCCAGTTATAACCATCTTAATGCTCCCAACCGATGCGCCGATGGCAATAAAGGCAATGCCCGCTAAGATCAAAGCGCTTGCAACTTTTTCCGCTGCGCTTCCAAGCATTTTATCGAGCCAATTTTCATTTTCAGAAAAATTAAAGTCCGGTTCTGTTTTTTCCTTATTGTCTCCGCCTAATTTATTAATCTCATCAAATGAGGCAAGCGCTTTGCCAGCCTTTTTTGCAGATTTGCCCGTTTCGTCTAAAGCGTCCGATTCTTTGTAAAGGTTCTCTGCTTCTTTTTTTGTTTGGTCAATCGTCGACCCAAACAAAACCGCTGTAATTTTTGCCATAGCAGTCACAAATTGGGTTAGCAAATTCACGAATGATGTAAACGCCGGAAGCAAAACATTCACAAACGGCTGTGCGAGTGTTAGCAAAGCACCTTTTAATCGCGATAGCGCTTTTGTAGCCTGATCGTTGGTTTTAACCGCCTTCCCGAGCCATTCGCGCACGGAGCGGAGTCCTTGCACAATTAAGCCAAACACGAACACGCGACGGACAAGCCCTTTTACTCTGCGAGAAAACCGATCCATATATTTGTCTGCTTTTTTACTTGCAGCGGCCAGCGCAGTAGAACTCTTACTTGCGCCAGCAATCTGCGCAGAAAGTTCTCCCGCCCGGTTGCTCATTCGTCCAAGGCTTCTGGTATCTTTGGCAATGGACGCATCTACAGCCTCAACCCTTTTTTGCACACCATCCCATTCTTTTTGCATTGTTGCCACGGTTTGTTCCTGGTCTTTAATCGCACTTGATGTAAAAAATTCGTTTCCGCTTTTCATTTGCGACAGCTTAGATTTAGCCTCATCGAGATTTGCGGCAATCTGCCTTGATTGCTCCACGAGTGGAATTGCTTGCTGCTTTTTATCGCTGATCTTTTCATTGAGCGCATCGATTTTTTTTGTTAGCCTGTTTAATTCCGTTTGCGCCTGCTTATCATCAATGTCCGTCTTTATGATGATGGAGCCATCTGCCATGCAATCGCCTTCTTTCCCTTGCTTTTTATGCATTTTATGTTATGCTTGATAAAAGGAGTTGGTATCAATGGAAGATCATGTCACACAAATGTGTAGTAATTTATTTGATAAAAACGAGAATAAAATTGACGTCAACATTGTAGCAACCGTGTATCTTTCAGCTTTTGAAATCTCCGCATACTTAAAAAAATGCACAAATTACTCAAGCGCAGATATTAAACTCGTTGCAAAATACATCAACGATTTACCAGGCTATGACTACTCAAGAAAAGAAATTTCATACTACAAGCGAAAAATCGAAAGATGTGATTGGGATTTTTCGACGCCAACAAAGAAAATGGAGCCCTCCATGCGAAAAAAGCAAACAGCAGTTCTTTTGCCGGGCGAAGAAGTTCTTGACACGCTCAAATTTTCATGTATCCCACTTATATCGTGGTGCATTTTATTTGTATTTGCCGTGTGCAAGGCTTCTTTAATGCAAATGGAGGACGTATGGTTTTTTGTCCCTTGGGTCTTTGCATTCCCGGTCTTATACGAAATTTTCAGGCTAACCATGAACCATGTTGTTTTGACAAACAAACGCCTCATTGTTCGCGTTTCAGTACCGAAAAAGATTTCAGTAGATGTGCCAATTAACAAGATAAACGGTGTGTCTGTAAAATCGTCATGGCGAGAGTATAAATATGGGGCATTGCAAATTGACACCTCATCTGATCGGCTTTTGTTTACAAGTACAAAATCACCCGGCGTTTTCAGAGACTCCGCAATTTCGGCTGTGGAGCAAAGCAAATCCGATGCCATGCGGCAACAGGCGGAAGAAATTGCAAAAGCTATGAAAAACATTTAATGCACCTGCCGCCCTCTCCGGAGGGCGGTTTTCATATCCATTTGCTGATAACGTCCTCGTCCTGTTCCGTATACTGCCGCTTGAAGTCAACCAAGTGCCGGTTCTGCTTGTAAAACTCCTGTTCGCTTTTATCCAGTTTCTTCCCCTTTGCCTTTTTATTGCGAATCCCCACAACCTGGGCAAAGGTGCAATCCCCAATTTCCTGATACGCGGATACCCACGTCCACCAGTGCAGATACTCAACGGATCTGACTTCTTGTCCCAGAACGCGGTTGACTGGGGCAACGATCAGGGGAAAGTCCTGCTGCCAATCCATCAACTTCGGCCCACGCTTTTCCTCACGCTGCTCTTCGCCGCAGTTGATAAATTTTGCGCATTGCTTGATCGCTTCCTCGTAGTCGCTTTGCGGCATTTCCGCAAAGTCTGGATAGAAAATGTCAAGCATGGCCTCGGCCTTTTCTTCCTCCGACAACTCAGCGTCAGACAGTGCCTCAATAATCGTCAGGATATCGCGATAGTCAGAGCGTATCTGGTACTCAGTGCCGTTTACCTCTACGGCAGTCGGCAGATCGTACCTCATTTGTGGTACTTCTTCGTATACTTGCTCACGCGGGGGTTGGTGGCTTTCTGCTCACGGGCAAAGGTGGTGTCAACCTCATCCATGATAGCAAGCATCAGGTTCGCCCACACAGGCAGGCCGTCCGCCAGCGCATATACGTTCATCTCGCCAAACAGGGCAGAGCAAATGTCAAAGCCGAACACATCGTTGATGATCTCGCGCATTTCCTCGTCCATCTTCCGGGCGGTTTCAAAAACTTCCCGCTTGTTGGCGGTCTTTTCCACCTCTGCCTTGTACGCATCCTGCTTCTTGTCGAGGATATCAAAGGCATTAAACAGCTTTTCCACAAAGGCGCTGTCGGTGGGGTTAAAAGAGAATTCGCATTTTCCGTTGATGTTGTAAGTAACTAAACCGGTATCGAAAATCAGGTCTTTCATAATAGCCTCCGAAATTGGGGCGGGTTTGCGCCCGCCCCTTTGTTTTTAAGCCCCGGCCGTAAAGGTCACACCACTGGTATCCTTGGTAATGGTGCCCAGCGTACGATTGCCGCCGTAGGTGATCTCACTCGTGATGTTGAGCGTACCGCCGCCGTCACCGCCGATGCCCGTCACGGCAATAGCACAGGAATCATACCGCTCGGCAAACTTCGCTTCGCCGGACGTAGCGTAGAAGTGGCCAATCATCATATCCTGATTGGCAAGAGCCTGCGCGTCATGATCCTTGACGGCAAGGTTCCACATCTTCACCGCAGCAGCGTCACCAGCATCCAGAGGGATGGGATCAAAGGTCTGGGAAATAACGGGCTTCTTCATGGTGGTGAAAGTGTTGCCCAGGATGTCCTGTTTGCTCTCCTGACCCCAGTCCATCTCTTCGCTGGAATCCTCCACACGCTTACCGATGGCGCTCCAAGTGGGAGCTTCCTTAGAGCCGGTATTCAGATACGCGATCAAAAGCTCGCGGTCAATGGTCTGACCTTCGGGCGTCGCAAAAGTTAAATCTGCCATTATACATTCACCTCGTAAATCAGTTTTAGCGGGACCATGTAGTCCTCGTATTGGTCGCTTGTCGCGCCGAGATACGATGCAAACGCAGACGTCTCAACGCGGAGGGCGCGCCTGCCCTCTCCAATGTCCGGTCGCTGCATCTGCGCCCAGTCCGCAAATTTGTTCAGCACTTCAACCGCCTTCAAGCGTGTATCGTCGCTCTTGCCGGGTGGTGCGATCTGGTAGTGGATTTCAAACGAATACTCCGCCTGATAGCCGCCGCAGATATACTTCTTGGTGATAACGGCACCCTGAACGGAGGAAAGCGCCATGCCTACCGTTTTTGCCGCGAAATACTCGTATTTGATCAGATCCACATTCTCCGGAATACCGGGAAAGCGGTTCGCCCAAATCAGCATCAGGCGGTCAAGGTCTGCCTTTTCGCTGCTGGATGCCAGCATTACAGGTTTTTCTTTAGAGATCACGCTTCACCGCCTTTTCTGCTACACGCACCCACTTCTCCATGTTCTGTGCCTTGGATGCTTCAAACCAATGGGAGCAGGTCCCGGTTCTGTGGAAAATCAAATCCTTTTCCGGCACCGCCGGAACCTTCGTAACGCCTTTCCGCGCATAAGAGCTTCCGGTCAGCGGGTCAACGTACAGTTTGCCGTAGTACAGATATCTGGCATACGGCCCTGGATAAACAACCGTGTTGCCCGTTACCTTTGTACGCGTCCTCAGAGAGCCTGTGAGCATAGGAACGAACGGAGCGGTATCTTTTGCGACCTGCACCGCCAGAACGTGTTCTGCGCGATCACAGCCCTTGGAAACGGCCTCTTTTACAGCGTCCATGCCGTCCGTCTGAACGGAAAATTTCAACGCCATATCACACGCCTCCGACCTGCCAGTGCTGCATATCAACGCTGCCGAAATCCTTCTCGTCAACCTTGGTCACGGTGTAGCAATTGTCCTGAGCCAACGCCACAGTTTCATTGTCCGTCACAAACTCGCCTTTGATGAAAAACGTTGTCCCACCATTGCCTTTGACAGAAAGCGTCCACAGGTCGGTTTTGTCCTCTGCGGCGTAAAACCGCTGCGGACCGACATAGGCTTTCACCTTGCCGGTAAAGCCGTCCACAGCTTCCACGCCAAACGGGATGTAGAGGTCAACTGCATCAGCCCCGGCAAGACCGCTCTCGCGCACGTTAACCGCCTTAGACGCTTGCAGCATCACGCCACGAAGTACGGTCACATACAGCTTTTGCGTTTCCTGAAACGTCTCCTTGTCGGTTTCTTTGACCGGATTGTAGATCGTTACAGTGTGGGGAGCGTACATGATCCGAACCCCCTCCCTCGGTACAGCAAGCCAGTATGGGCGAGATACTCCATGCAGGTCTCTGCAAGCAGCTTTCTTGCTCCATCCGTAGCGTTCAGTGCGGAAACGGCAGATTCGCCGCCGGTCGCCAGTGTGCGGGAATAACCGCCCACCGTTTCACTTTTGACTTCTGCGTCATTAGCGGCAGCAGTCGCAAGGTTCTTCATTGCAAGCGCCTGTGCGGCTTCGATAACCGCATACTTGTCAACCAGCGCACAGCAGCACATCTTTACCGCATCCAGCTCCGCGTTGTCCTTGGCCCGGTTCTGCGTGAAATAATCGAGGAAGGAGCTGGCCCGGACAGCCAGACGCGGAAAATCCCCACTGCTTACAGTGCCCATATAGACACCGGAGTAGTATGTGTAATCAGCGTATGTCAATTGGGTCAGCTCCTTTCAAATCAGCCAGAAACAGTGACAGTGGCAGTGCCGGTCTTTGTGCCGTCCTGCTTGGACTTGGCGGTAACGGTAATACTGCCCTTGGTTTCGGTAGCGGAGACAGTCAGGACGCCCTCATCGCTGATTTTGCTCTTGGTTCCATCCTGAGACCATTCAACCTCGCCGTTGATGATGCCCTCACCGTCAACCTTGGCGGTAAACAGCTTGCTTTCGCCCTTCTTTACGGTGGCGGTAGCAGGGGACACAGCAACGGTGGAAATAGCGCCGCCCTTGCCGTAAACGGAGAAGGGGAACGGGTTCACCTTTTCTGCGTTGTAAGCGTTGATGGGGTTTGCAATCTCCCAGCCAAGACGCATGACAGCGCGCAGTGCGACCATATCGTTCTGCATGAGGTTGTAGACGATGTCCTTCGTGGCGGGGTCCTGAATCACGCCCTCGGTAAAGACCTTGAATGTCATATCCTGGCGAATGGCATAGACGAGCTGGCTCCAATCGCCGACGATCATCTGTGCTTGCGCAGGGTCGAACGCGCCGTTCATGGGGAAGTACATATCCATGCCATCAAGGCCGTATCTGGTAGCACCCTGCATATCGGTCTTGAAGATGGGCTGGCCAGTGGTGTCTTTCAGGCCACGCAGCTTGCCGCGCATCTGAATAGCGGACATCACGCCGTTGGGGTTGAAGCCGTCCAGTTCAACCTTGGAAATCAAGCCGCCTTCTCCCATGATGTCGGAGTAAATGTCAGAGCTGACAGGAACACCATTGCCCGCAGCAATAGCAGAGGGCACAACGCCATCACGCCAGGTGCTGGGCTTGTTCGTGCCAAACAGCATAGCGCCGTCAATGACCTTGCCGAAAGCTTCGGTCAAGCGGGGCTTAACCTCGCCCCAGATGTCATAGTCGGCGTCATCGAGTGCGGCCTCGGGGATGGGTACGATAACTGCGATTTCCTCGGCATACAGTTTCTTCTTGTCCCATGCCATCTTAGTGGTCTGCTTGAATGCCTCACCAGCTCCGCTGTCAGAAGCTTCGCCATTGACAAAGTACGCGGAGGGAAGTGCGTCAAGCACGTTGATGGTCTGCGTCTTGCTGGACATATTTGCCAGTCTGCGGCCCATGCGCAGAACGGCAGATTCAGCGATAGCGCCCTGCATGATCTCGCGGGTTACGGGTTCCGGGATCAGGCCAGAAAGTGCGGAACGATCAATACTTGCCATGTTATATTCTCCTTTTTGTTACTTGAGTGCGCCGCGAATCAGATTGTTCATCGCGGCATTGGTGTCAGTTTTCTTTTCACCGCCGCCAACGGCAGCGGACCAGTCAATTTTTACGCCATCCTGAAACGCGGACGGATCGGCGCTGACTTGTTCCTCGTGCCATTTGTCAAACCCATCAAGCGCGCCGTCTTTGATCTCAAGATGCTTTGCTTTCAGGTCTGCCAAATACGCCTTCTCGGCAGCTTTAGAGCTAAACTTCACGCCTTTCTCAGAAAGCGTTTTACGGATAACGTCTGCGTAGTCATAATCGGCAATCTTGGACTTGTAGCCCTCGATCTCCTTTTTGAGTGCGTCCGTTTCCGCGTTGCCGTTTGCTAAAAACTGCTTGTTTTTTTCCACTTCCGCGTCCAGCTTGCTCTGAACAGTCGAAAGCGCCTTTGTGATTCGCCTGTCGAACTCCGCCTTATAGGTGGGGTCAGCCAGTATTTCATCAAAAGTCTTAATTTCGTCTGCCATTTTTTATTCTCCTTTATTCCACAGCGTCATTCCCCACTGCGTATTACAACAAAAGAGCCAACCACCGAGAAAACCTCAGTCGTTGGCTCCTATTGCCCTTTCCCGTGCCCAATTACGCGGGAGTTGAATATTTGATTGTTTTCTTAACCTCTAACACGATGTACCCGTCACCCTTGCGCCGGATCTCCGCGTCATTGCCGCGCCGGATAATAGCCTCGATGGCCTGCATCAATTTATCATCCATTAGCCTACCCCGATTTCTTTCAAATATGCTTCATACTCATAGGGGACGCCAATGTCATAATTCTTGTAGTAATGCAGGAACTCATACGGGAAGGTGAATTTACCGTCCCAAAACATACCTGCGTGAAGTTCTTCGCCAGTAAACATATCAGAACTGGGCAGCGATGTCAGCCCGGCATCGAGGGAGGAAATGTGGCTTAAAATCGCTTCTTTTGGGATACTATTTTTGTATTTCTTATAGTCTTCAAAATTCTCAATAGAATTCTTGTATGGCAATCCTTTAAAAAAGCCGAAATCCATGTCACTTTCTCCTTCCTCTTTGATTTGGGGTAAACGGCAAAATATTTCCTTCCCCATGTGTTCCTACTTTCAGTACGCCAGCACCGGAAATAAAAAGCACATCGTCTGGGGCTTTCACTTCAACGCCAAGTGCATTTGCCAGCTCTTCTGCAAAGCAATAATCGTTTTCCATGCGTGCGCCTGTGCAGCAAGATAGCAAACGAACTTTCTGGCCATTCCACCCTTTACTATGCCGAATGACTGCGGCAAGTAAGCGCGGTGACATATTGAGTTCTTTTGTTCCAAATCCGACTGCCGTCTGGCTTCCGTGCATAGCGACGTCAAAATACGTTTTAAGAGGTTTTACCCTTTTAACGTTTTCATTCAGCGGGTCACCGTCCGGGAAGCAAGCAAAGCCATTTTCCAGCTTCATTGTACGTCTTTTCACAATAGAATTCAAGTTATCTCTTGCGTCTGCGCCGAAAAACTTAAGAGTGTCGCTATCGTCTTTAGCGTTAGCCGCTGCCACTTCCGCCCGATGCGTTTTCATGGCATTTGCCGTTTTTAACGTTGCGTCATCCGTGAAATAGACGCGCATCCGCTCCGGTTGCTCCGGGAGCCCAGCTTCCGCGCTGAACGCCTTGTATTTAGCGTTTAACCGCCGTAGCCGTATGTTTGCCGCAGTCTCATCTTCATGCAATCCTGCGGCCTTGTAGGCGGCTTTTTCGCGCTTTAGCTTCCTAACGGTCCGCTCAATGCGGCGTTGCATCTGGGTTGCCTCGTATGCCGTGTAATCCTTGCCATCAAATGTGCATCCATGGCCGTCATCGATGTGTTCCAACTGTTCATCCGTGTAAGTGCGCTCGGACACGCCCTCAACCCATGGGAACCGCCTGTGGCGGCAGTTGGCCCCTTCCAGACCGTCAACAGCGCCCAAGCCGCAAATGTCATAAATGCTCGGGTAAATGTCCCCAGTGCGGACGCTGTAAACGCGGCCTTGCCAATCCTTATGCGATGACCATGGTGACGGTCCCGGCTTATCTCGTGCGCCAACATGAGCCGAAACTTCAAAATATGGTGTATCCAGATATTCTGAGGATTGCTCCGTATACTTGGCGCAGATTTGAGATACGCCGGTCATTACGGCTCTTCGCACGGCAACATCGATATGATCCCGATGGCCGCTTTCGTAGTCAACCACTTTCAGACCGCTATCCGCAAGTTCCTTTACCGCCGTTTTAATTGCCTGATTGTAGTTGATTGCACCGCTTTGCACCTGCAACGCTGCGCTGTCAAGTGCCCATTGGTACGCTTTGGCAGGTGGGAGCATTGTACGCCCAGCGTCCACTAGGAAGCCCATGGATGCGGTCAGATTGTGGAATGTATCAAGTGTCTGCGTCCTGATCGCCGCCACTTCCGCAGCGTCAACCAGTGTCTCAGGCTGGGTGATATGCGCAAGGTCAATCATATCGGTGTAATACTGTTGGTTCCTTGCGACCACATCGCCCAGCAGCTTGTCCAGCTTAGTTTTGCTGATGCCGGAAGTCTCGCGGATTGCTTTCTTGATTTCTTTTAGGTCGATGCTGTGGGACCGCAACGCCCGGATGTCCTGCACCGTTACCTCGTTCAGTTCATCCGCAGCTTTCAGCCGGGAGCAGATTTCATCCAGCAATACGAGTTCAAGTGACCGGAACAGTTCTGCCAGTTCTTCCGGCAGCGCATCAAGGATTTCCGGCTGAAACGGATATTTCATTTGCTTTCCTCCGTTTCACAATATCGTCGTAATGCGGTTTTACGCAAATTACATTCCAGTCGCATTCCTCCGGCACTTTGCCGTAGAATATCACCCATTCAGGAGAGAGCCGCTTCATCATTTCCTCGTAGCCGCGCAGAAACAGCTGCTTGCTTTCCTTGTTTTGCTGTGTGCCTACCGAACTAACCGCAACTATTCCGCCGACAGGCTCGCCGTCAAAGCACCAATCATAACTATTCTCGTTGCTCCATGAAATCGTTGGATAAACCGTCATGCCGTGGAGCTGCCAGTATGCCGCCAGCCAGTGCTTGCGGTAATGGTTGTATATCTGCATCGCCAGCGGCATATCCGTGTAAGTAGAAAAGTCCGGCGCACACACCGCCGAAAACTGCGACAGTTTCGGAATGTACTTGTCAGGCGTATTCCAATATCGAATGAATTGATAATCGTCCACAAAGAAATGCAAAATCTTGCTTTTCGTGTCTTTTGCTGTGTAATGGTAATTCACGGGGATAAACTCGCCGTGCGGATACGCCTTGACCGGCTCGATTTGCGGTATACCGTACTTTCCGACGCCAGGGAACATGAACTTGTCGAGATTTTCAAAGTTAATCATACCGGACGCCATGTACCGCTGCGCTTGTTAGTTCTGCGGTATTTCTTGCCGTTTACCGTAACTTCCAACGCGCCGGACTTTTGCGCTGTTACAAAGGCATTGGAAAACGCCTTGTTTTCTGCTGCTTTGCGGTTTTTACTGGACTGGTCACGCAATTTCCGCATGTAGCTATCCATTTCACCGCGCGCTCTTGCAGCTCTGTCTGCGGCGCTTCCTGTTTTCTGCGCCGTTGTCAGACGCGCAGGCCCGCTTGCATAAGGATTGACTGCTCCTGCCGCCGTTTTTAGTGCCGTTGTTGCGAGAGTTGCCATCTGCTTTACGGCGTCTTTCTTTTCAGCGTCCGACAGCTCAAGCCCATTGATTTCAGCAGCGTTGCGCTCAAATGTGCGCCTGATAATATCGCCCATATCAGTGACAGACGCAGCGTTTGCTCGGTTAATATCCTGCTGTGACAAAAACCGCGCAAGGCTCATACCGCGCCCACGCCCAAATTCTCCGGCTCCAATGCCGCCACCAGCTCCGCCTCTGCCGCCCATTACTCTACCTCCTCTTGTCCTTCGGTTGTCATGTCCTGCATCTTCGGCAGCGCCGCCTTTGCGGTCGCCTCGTCCTCGTTCATGTATTTTGCCCGGAATTCCCAAGCGTTCATAATCCCTGCGTTGAGCATTTGCAGGTCACGGGCAAATTCGCTTTGCTTGTCCTCAATGATGGAATCATCAAAATCAATGCTGATTTCAACATTTTCGTTAAGCCCCGCGCCCAATGCCTTATTACCGAGCCGCAGAAGGACCCTGCAAAGCTCAACCAAGGCACTTTCCAAAATGACTTCATGCTTTTTGATCGTGCGGAACATGGTACTATTCTCGCTGATTACCTGCGTGGCCGTTGCCATGTTGCCGCCATCGAATCGATAATAGGTTTCACCGAACCCGCATTTGCTGGAAAGCATATTAAGTTGGTCTTGCAGACCGACATTCAGCGCAGCCGTCCGAAGTTCCGGTGCAACGGTCTCGACAACGCTCCCCTGCTGCGTATCTTCCGGGAGAAGGTAAAACCGCCTATCATTGTCATCCAGTGTCGGTTCACCATCTTCATACTTTGTCGCTGGCATTTTGACCATCATCATCATGGGGCCGTTTTCAAACTCATTGACGTAGCAGTCGTACGCAGTATCAACGCCGCGAAGAACATCAATGGAATTTGCAAAAACGGAAATGCCAACAGGCAGAAGAAAATTGAAGTTGTTTGCAATGTTCGGCTTGTCAATTACAAACTGCCGTTTATTGCTTCCGGTGTATACCACAGGGGGAATGCGCTCAAACCCGGAAACATTCTTCAAATCTTCATCGGACAACTGTTCGTTCTGGTATCGGTAAATTCGGTTTTCGATTACATACGTCCCATCATTCGCTCTGCGGTGGATCTGGAAATACACATAATCCTTTCCGTCTCGCGTAACCCTGGAAGTAAAAGCGCAATCATAAATAAAGCCGTTCTGCCATGCAAGTGGGTAAATGTCATGCATCGTGGCATAATCAATCACAATGCTGGACGCGTCACCGGGGATGATCTCTCCGGAATCCGTCACGCCCTGCCCCGTCACGCGGGGGATATATGCCACCGTCCCCAGTGCGGATTTCATCTCCTGCATCTCATTAGCTTTGACGGTGAAATTGTTCTCCGCCAAAACGCGATCGATGAAATCCTGTTCTTTTTTGCCCTCAAGCGTGATTTTGACTTTTTCGTTCATGAGCAGGTTCGCCCAGTCCTCGCAGACCTTTTTTCCCATGCTGAGCGTTGCTCTATTGTGTTTAGTCCACTGGTGGCCGTTATATCTGCGGTACTGGTGGAATCCCTTCACTTTACCAACGTACCATGATTCCCACAGATCAACTTGCCCATAAAACTCTTCAGAAATCGTTGTATAGCCAAGCTCTTTTAACTTTTGGATAACTGCACTGCTCATGCAATAACTCCCATTCTGCGGCTGACAGGCTCCAACGCATATCGAGTCGCGTCAATCAGGTGGTTGTTCGCGTCTGGGTATCCGCTGATAATGTCACCGTCTTTGTTTCGTTCGTATTCGTATCCAACAAATTCATCGTAAGCGTGCGGTGTGCGTCGCCTATCAATAACAATCGTTCTCCGCTGCAAAAACTTCATGCCATATTCCACAGAGCCGGGGCCTTTGACCGCTTCATACGCAGGTAGCCCCATTGCGCGGAGATCAGCAACGCTCTTCGGTTCGGCGTTGTCGCAGATCGTCCTAATGTTGTTATATCCGCGCTGCTTAATCATGGTCGCGCTTTGCTCGTTGGATAATTTGTTTTGGTAAATCTCGTCCAGCAGATAGATGGTCTCTCGCGCCCGATCATAATGCAGCCGGATAAAAGCAAACGGGTCCGGAAACCAGCCGAAGTCCACTCCCTGATAGATGCGGTCGAAACTCTTGACTTCTTCATCGGTAATCTCCCGCAGTTCCAGCTTGTCAAACACATTTCCGCCGGTCCCTACCGGTATGCCGAGATATTCGTGCTGATATGCTCGCTCGTCCGTCTCTTTCAGGTGTTCCGCTTCTGCAAGAAACTGTTCTCCCAACCACTCCGGCGGTGCTTGCAGATACGTAGACTTATGACACAAGCGGTCATCCCGTTCCTCCAAGCTATCTTTGTTCGCCCAGTTGTCGCGCGAAATTGGCGGGTTATAGCTCTCAAAATTCCAGAACATCGAGCCACCGCGCATGGTCGACTGCAAAATGGTTCGGATTTCCGCACGACCGGCAAACTGGTCTTTTTCTTCAAAGTGCGTCACGGCAATGTAGCCAAACGGCACCTTGATAGACTTGATCTTCATCGGGTCATCAGCGCCGCGAAACATGATCTTCTGGCCTGTCGGCTTATAGATCAGCTCCATCGGGGATACTTTCGCTTCCCAATACGCCGCCATGCCCAGCTCGCCGATTGCCCAGATATACTGGGCATATACGCTATCGCGGATCGTGTTTGCTACCTTGCGCAGCACAAGCGCATGCGTGCCCTGGTTGCCAACCAGCAAAAGCGGTACAAGAATTGATACTGTAGATGATTTTAGTGAGCCACGCCCGCCGCTAAAATCGTAGTGCGTATGCCCATGCCTAAAAATGTCATGTGCAATACTATAAAACGCAGGGCCGATCTTTTCTGACAAGAGAATATCAGACATCGATAATCACCTTGACACCATCCGCATTGACGTTCTGCTCCACAATATCTTTTTGCTCAAGGTACTGTTTCCCCAGCCAAATGGCCATGCTTGCGTTCTTTTCGGCCAGCTTCCACTGCGCTCGCCTCAGGCTCGATTTTCCCACCTGACTCTTGCTTTTATATGTGTCCGCAAAAGTCATTTTATACGTCCGTTTGCACCATCGATTCAGGGTGTCCGCGCTGCACTCAAGCACTCCGCAGATTTCTGCTTCCGTGCACTGGATACCGCATAGATTCTCAAACAGCTTTTGATTTATTACTTTTTTCGGCCTTCCAGTCCGTGCCACTTCTACCCCTCCTTTCTCTGGTTGCACAACACGGCATTTTGGAGCAGCGAGGTCGGATTTGAACCGCCATCTTTCCGCAGGATGCGGAACGTTTTACCGTTAAACTACCGCCGCATATTGCCGTGTCACTGGTGCCTTTCTGCTTGCGTTACCTTTTCCCCTTTGTACATTCCAGCGCCCATTTCATCAATTTTGGAAAACGGAATGATAGGAACGGTAAGTCGTTCTTTATACGACGGATCGATAAAATAGATGTATCGAAACATCTTCCCATCGAGAATTTTCCCGCCAAACATCTCAACGCACTTTTCCATCGTTAAATTTTTGCCATGTGTTTCTTCAAGAATATACCTTGACAAAGCACTGCATTTGTCTTGCACTTTCATTCTGTGGGCAACTGACCCGCCGTTTATTTTCACGAGGTAATCAGGAAGTTGCCACATTGAGCCGCTTGAATAACCCGTCAAAACAAACCCACTTGCACGGTAAATTGTTCCGTCTCCGCATTGGCACCCATCCGCAAACGAAATTACCCATTTGATTTGCGGCGCGTTTTTGCGGATTAGTTTCATTGCAATCGAAATCGCGCGGCTTTCGCTATTGCGTGGGAGAACATCGTCAAACGCCATGCGGTTCAATTCGATAAATTCATTCCACCCTGTCCCCTCAACAAGCCCTTGGATTTTAGACTTATCCAAAGACGGGCCAAAGGACATGACACCGTGAAGTCTGCCTTCGTAAAACACGCCGAAATGCAAATTGCTGTTATTCACAACCTTGCCGCTGTAATGGTGCGTTTTCACAAACGGAACGGCAACCTTGCTTGGAATAACTTTTACAATCAGGTCTTTTGCGCTGCCCATTGCCGTATCACCTCATACAATGCATTCCCGTTTTTATTGGCGTTGCCAAACGTTTCTGTTATTTCATCTTCAACACACGCCATAGCATATTCGATCAATTCTTTCTGTTGTTCATGGAGCGTGAATGTCATTTGGCAGATTTCCGATTTGTCCCCATCCGGCAAGGAAAAATCAGTGCCGTACTCATCCTCGTTTTCAATCCCCCAGTCGAAATCAAACGCCGATAAATCCAGCCCCGGCAATTCCTCTGCCAGCAGGTCAAAATCCCAGTCGCTCTCGTTGCTCTTATTATCCACCAGCCGCAGGGCGTTCACCTGCTCCGGTGTCAGATCGTCCACGCAGACGCACGGTACTTCTTCCATACCCAGCTTCTTCGCCGCCAGAGCGCGGCAGTGGCCGATTACGATCACGCCGTCACGGTCAATCACAATCGGCTGTACGAATCCGTACTGCTTGATGCTCTCCGCAACGTTGTTGATTTGCCGCTTATCATGCTTTTTTGCGTTTGCGGCATACGGTACAATATCCGCAAGCCGCCGTTTTGTGATTTCCATGCCATCCTCCTGTTTTGCTACCGGTAATAATTTACTCCACGATCATCCAGTCATCGGCAAGCATATCCGCCTGCGATGCCAGCCAGCCGAGCTGCACGCCGGATGTGCCGACAAAAGCAAGCGCTTTGTTACCGATAGCTTCGTGAATGGCGTTGATCACCTCATGCGCAGCATTCTCATAGCTGATGCGCTCCGCAAGCTCGACATGCTGATTCTTGCCATTCCAACCACGACGGGCAATTCTCTTCCCTTTCTTTGCCGCTTCAATAGCCAAGCCAAAGCTCATGCCGTCGGTGGGGCGGTACGCTTCCTCGAACACGTCCTTAGGGCTAAAACTCTCGTAGCCGTCCTGGTAACGAACCTTGTACCCCTCTTCCGCAGGCTCCATGCTTCTGGGGATCAGCTCGTTCGCATCGTAGACCTTGCCACCCTTGCGAATAGCAGGGGCCGCTTCAATGATTTTCGTGCCAATATACTTTTTCATTTCGCATAACCTCTTAACATTATTTTGCTACCGGCCCCTGCTCCTTGGTTTTCTCGCCGCTTTACTTGCTTATTGTCAAAATCAGGGATATGCAACCGCGCCTTACCCATCAATCTTTCACACGCCGTTGACTTCTCTGATTGTTGTAAAAACTTTTTTACGCTTGAAGCAGTCACAATAAAAGACGCGTTTCCCCCTTTTGCCATGACTTCCTCCTATTTTGCTACCAGCCCCCACCCCTTGGCCTTACATAGCAGATTTTACCCGCCCAAATGGGCATACACATCTTGCGTGTCCGGATCTCCCCGATTCAAACATGGTACGCAAGATCTTTTTTATCGGCTCCCGGCTGCGCTGCGTCTTCCTACCAGCCGTCAGTACGTCACATTTCTGCCGACCTCCTGACACTTAGCTTTTTACGCTTCCTCGCCCGCTGGCCGGGATGGTACGGCATTGCAGTCCTGCCCTGCTTTAGCGCTTCAGGGAAAGTCCCCGTCACTCGCTGTGGTCTCCCCTTACGGGGCACCTATGCCG